TAAATATGCTCATATCTAATTAAAGTAAAAGTCTGTTTGTTTTTCCATCCATTTGACACAAAGATAATATACACTTATTCTTGGTTCGTGGACATTTTCCTCAAGGGTTTGAACCGTTGATTTGTTTATCCCTATTTCTTTTGCTGCCGTTGCTCTGCTTAGTCCTTTTGAATTTCTAAACATAAATAGGTCTTCGGCAAATTGTTTTCTGTTAAACATTTTTCAAATATCTATTTTTATATAATACGATTATCACTTTTGCTAATTTGTAATCAATCTAAATAGCTTCTACTTTTTCAGTCAATGCTTTTTCAATATAATAGAATGCCCGGTTTACAGCTACTTTGTAAATGTCATCAACTTCATACAAGTCTTTATGTTTGCCTATTCCATAAATCGCACTGGTGTGGTCACCCATTCCTTTGTTGGTCTTGAATCCTAACTGCAATGCTAAATCTGAAAGGTTGTACTTAGGGAAGTATTGTTTATGAATAAAGAAATAACAGAACCTTGCTTCCGGGTATGGTCTTCGCCTCGTTTGGTTTGCTATTTGAAAACTTGGAATGCCAAAAGCTAATTCAATATTTCGCTTCATCATATCTTCTATTTCAGGTCGTGATAAATGACTTTCATCGGCTTTGTTGTAATCTACTACCAATAGTCTTATTTTTCTTCCTGTAAAGGCTGCTAATTGCTTTTCAAACGTTGCAATCATATCACTAATCATTTCTTTTTTTGTCATTCTCATAATAAGTTTGTAAATCTTTAATTGTTACTTCGTCAATTTCTATATTGTGAAATTCTGCTGCCTGTTTTATTATTAGTTCAAAGTCTATCATGATTTTATTTGATAGTAAAATTCGTTGTCTAATCTAAATGCTTTTCTAATCGTGTTTTCAATACTTGAAGCCGTTTTTAACTTTCGGTAAATATTGCCGCCTTTCATTTGCTCATAAAAAAACTCATCACGTTCTTTGGTTGGTGCATTGGCTAATACTTCAAACCAATCCATCAAAATTAAATAGCCACGTTCTGATTCTTTTAAGATTCGTTCTTGTGCTTCTTCATCTTTTGTGGTTGGATGTATAAAATATCTGTCTTCTAAAGGGTATGGGTATTCTATCTTATTGCCATACATATCTATTTCAGGGCTTGTCAGGTAAAGTATAACACCTCCACAATCTTTGCCTTCTGCAATCATTTGCATTTGATTTTGGAAGTAGTATTTTTTAGGTAGTCGTTGGCATTGTTCAAGGTAGGTATCCACGTAGTAAGGACATTTTATGTCATAAACTCCAATATCTCCTATGCAGTCAGCAGATGCACCACACCAATCATTAATAGGTGTGTAGATGTCGTGCCACTTGCAGTTGTCCATTTCGCTTACAATTAACTCGTATGCTTCGTACTGGCTTATTGTTCCGTGCTGCATTGGCTTGGTATCTAAGTTATCTGATATGCCTAATGATTCCATTGTTTTGCGAAGGAGATAAGATTCTGCTGTCTTACCTCCCGTTAATAGTTCGCCTATTCCTGATGCACTTATTTTAGAGTTCATTTGCTTAGTTCTACTTTTTTCTTAGTTAGCATAGCTTTGATAGTTGGGTTTGCATCTATTGTGGCTTTGTTACCGTTGTAAAGTGCCATAAGTTCATCAATAGTTTTAACCTTGTTTATTTCACTTGCCCATTCTGAATATTCGTAAATGTCGGATTGGTTTTCGGTAATTGGGTTTTTCTTTTGTGGTTCAGGCTTATGACTATCAAAGTCTAAATTATTGTCAGTAATACCGAATGCAGAAGTCTTTAAATAACGTTCTGTATATGTCATACAACCGCCTAACTGTTGACTTATATTGGTAGCCTTTATTTCAGGTATTGCACTTGCCATTGTGTATTCTAATTTATCTTCTGTTTCACAATCAAATATTGTCAGAACTCCAAATACTCCTAAACTATCCCTTATCAGGTCAAACTTAGTAAGCATCTTTTGACTTTGGCAAACTTGCTGAACCAAGAACTCTATTTGCGAAGGTGTAAAGTAATCGTAATTTGAAAACTTGTTAGTACCTTCTTTTTTAAGTTTGGTTTCCTTAATCTCTTTTTTTGCTGCTGATATTTTTTCTATTAACTTCATATTAATTTATGTCTTTATAATTTTGTTCGTTTACTACTGTCATCTTTGCATTAATAAGCATTTCTCTAAATTTTGGGTTATCGTGCATCAATTTTACAATAGCACTTATAATTACTAATGGGCTTGTATTTTTACCACTTTCCATTAGTCCCTGAAATTGTGCTTCAAATGCTGATGCCATTATTGATAAATCTTCACCATCTACACAATTATTGTAAACAAAGTGCTTATCTCCATCATATACGCCTACAACATATAATAATTCACTACTTTCCATTAATCTTTTTAGTTTTGTTTCTATTTTCATAATAATACTGTTTCGGGTGTTACTTGGTATTTTGATACTATTGTTAATTTTGTATTTTTTTTGCAACTATACTCATAATGATTATTTGGTGTTTCTTCAAAATATAAAACTACTTCATTTTTGAATATATCTTTATCATCAATAAACATAAACCTTTTTTCTTTTGGCAGATATACAAATACATCCATAGGACAATTTTTAGCCATTACTTCTATTGTATCTAATCTCATATTAATTTAATTGGTTTTTGTATTTGTTTAATTCTTTTTTTTAACTTTCGTTTTTCAATTTTACGAAAGATTGATTTAATCCAGTTGTTAATTAGCTTTTCCATTGTATGTCTTTAATTATGTAGTTAATTAATTGATGTTGCTTTTCAGTTGAGTTAATAAATAAGTCAGAGTAAATAAACTCCTGTGGATTCAAGTCGATAATTTCGCCTTCAGAACATAGTAGTTCGTTTGCTCCAGTTGCTTCTATCCACTCATATACTTTTTCTATGCTTATTTTTAGCTCTGTTACATCGGGAATAGGAAACTCATATCCTTTTGGAAATATAACTTGATATTCGTTGATTAATGGAAACTTCATAATTCTAAAACTTCAATACTTTTCATAGTGGTTTCAAAAAACTTTTGATTAGCTTTAAATACTTGCTCTACTTCTGATTTGTCGCAAAGTACCAATTCTTTAAATACAATCATTGATGATTCTGGTGTAGTTTGATAAGTAAAACCTTCAGTAATACATAACCCTAACTTTTCGCTAAAAAAAGCATAGTAAGTCTGTTTGGAATAATTGTAATTTGTTTTGTAAAAACTTGGAAATGTAACTTCAATTTCCGTGGCAATTGTTTCTTTTACTGTTATTTTCATTTTTTTAATTGTTTAATTGTAGAGCAAAATACGTTCATTCATTTCATATATTTATCGGGTTTGCTAATTTGGAATCATTCTAAATAATACGTGATAAATTATCTAAATGAACTTTCTTTAACATTTCTTTATGCTGCTTCTTATCTCCGTATTCAATGTGATGTTGCCTACATAAACACATTAAGTTGGTAATATCTTCATCCTTTTTAGTTCCACCCATTCCCCGACATTCAATATGATGGATATCAACTCCACGTTTACTACAAGTTGGAATTTCGCAAGGGATATAATCATGTATATCATATCCAAATACTTTTAAATACAATTTTGTATGTGGCTGCATATTTTAAATTTAATATATTCTAAACCTTTTTTTACCATTACCTTTTCTAAAACCATTCGGTTAATATATCGGTCATCTATTCCGTATCGTTTACAAATTATATCCGTAATTGGTTTTTCAGGATTAAGCAAATCAGATAATTTAGAACTAAATCCAAATTCATAATAAAACTCATAAGGTGCTGCTGGTATTTCTATTGTAGGTAATAACCATAAACAACTTGTTTCATAGCTTTTATAAATAGGTGTTTTAAATCGTTTGCCCTGCCAAACTTGATTAACCGATAAAGGCTTAATATTTATTTTTATCATTATTTTTTAAAATCTGTATTGGTTTGCTTTTTTAATTGCTGTTGTAAACGGTTCTGCATCACTCCAGTCTTCATCACCTCCTGAATGCCATAGAAATCCATAGCTTTCTTTTATCTTGTCAGCAAAAGGAATAATATCGTATTCAATGCCTCCTTTGCCATAATATTTAGTTGGTCTTATGTTCGGTATATCTTGCAATAAAAGTAAGTTGTATTTTTCTGTAAACATAATCCATTTGTAAATATCTTTAAAATTATGGTTGATTGGTTTTATTTCTACCCAAATATCATAATCGGTAAAATAAAAATCAGGTAAATATTTTATTCCGTTATTTTCAAAACCTTCTTTTTCGTATTCCCATCTAACGCCTATTTCATCAAAAAATATTGCCCATTTAGCCTCTAATCTTGACCTGAATAAATGTCCTTTATATTCTGTGTTAATAGCTTTTGGTAAAGGGTTAGATAGTTTTTTATTGCGAATAATATCCTTAAATTCTTCAGGATGTTCTTCTATATATTTTAAATTTCTTATTCTCATATTAAAAAGGAACTTGGTCGGGTGGTAATGGTTCTAACATATCTCTAATTCCGTAAGATTGTGGTAATGTTTTATCTGAATAAATATAGTCTGCCATATAATCCTTACCGTTAAATAAATATCTTCTTTTGCGCCTATTCA